GGGCGTGACAAACGTCGGGCTGGTGAACAGATTGGTGACCGACAATTGTTTGGTCGTGCTGGTCGTAGCCTGGACGATCGGCAGCACATCACCGCCAGCTTGCGAAGTGGCAACGGGGAGAGCAGATATAGCGATATTAGCCATGTTAGTAAACTCCGTAAACTTGAAAAGTCATGCTATACTTCTATTTAACTTAAATGGAGATATAGAATGGAAATATGGAAGCCGGTTTTTGGTTACGAGGGTTTTTACGAAATCAGTAATTTTGCCAACGTGCGGCGTGTTGGCAGGGCTAAAAAACTTGATGCCACAAAAATCCCTATCGCAAAGCAAATGCTCGCAAACGGTGTTTTTCTTCGTGAGGTTGCGGAATTTCTTGGCACTAGCATAGCCACCGCCAGTATGATTAAAAATGGAAAGACATGGCAAGGCGATGCGGCGTATCGAAAAGTTAAAACACCCGCTGGTTCTGACCATTATTTGCGTTTTGCTGCGTGCAAAAATGGAAAATACACTAGGGTTTCTCTGCATAGAGCTTTGTGGGAAGCCTTTGTTGGGCCTATTGAAGGTCGCTTGGAAATCAACCATAAAGACCTTAACCGCGCCAATAATTGCATTGACAATTTGGAACTGCTTACGCACCAGCAAAACATCCAACACGCTATCAACGCGTACAAAAGCAAAGGCTTGCTTCGTGCGGTTAAAGGCACAAAAGGATTTGTCAAAGGTAAGCATAGCCAATATCCGCGCTAATAATTGGAACTGTAAATGTTAAACCGCTGGCGAGTCGCCACGATGCTATATGGCAGGCTCATTACGTCGTCTGGGTTATTGATGCGCTTGATGTTGCGCTTGCTTGACATGGCAATCCGCTGCACTGAGGGCGGCGGCTCCACGCCAAACTCGGCGGCAATCTCGCACGCTAGGTTAAATCGAAACGCCCGAAGGTATCCTGGCGGGATAATCAACGAGGTTGCCAGCGTAGCCGGTTCGACCAGCTCAGTGACGCTAATAAAATGCCATTCCAACGCTTTAGTTGGCACCGGATAGATATACATGGACACGTTCGGCATGTCCATGTTGATCCACAACACTTGCGGGTACGTCGAAGTAACGGTTTTAACCGCAATCCCGTCGTACTGCTGCTGGTTGATAATCTTGATGCCAAAACTGATGTTGTTTGACGGGTCGCGGAAGTAAGTTGCATCGTCCAAAAGCACCGGACGATTGCCGACAAAATCGCCCGTTGGCCCAAGAGTCCGTGAAATATACCCTTGCGTCCAAGTAAACACTTGGTCTTGCGTCGAGAACACGGACAGACGCTCAGACGACCAGCTATCGAGCATCTGATTCATCGCGGTCAGAGAGTCCTGCGAAGTCGCCGCCGAGGGCGTTTCACCTTCGGCCAATTGACCGATCAATCGTAACGCCCCGTTGATCTGATCGCCAGCCGTAGTCGTCATGCTGCCAACTCCTTACGTGGCCTGCCGCGAGGTTTTGCCAAGGCATTGACCGATTCTACCTGCATTGGGCGTAGCAACGCGCCGACTTCGTAGCGTTCCCACCCGTTCTTTTCGTCGGCGTCTGCTTCAGCTTCCAAGGTTGCAACCTTATTGCCGTGGATTGGGTGCCGCATGTATATAACCATAGCAGTCCTTAAAGACCGCCCCCTATTGCTAGGGGGCGGGTGTTTCTTAGGCCATCCGATACAAGGTATACGCAGCGGTGCCGGTTTTGCGGAACATGAACTGCGCCGCGCCACCAACGCCAGCCGCACTGCCGGTGATAGCAACCAGAAGGTTACCCACGGCGGTGATGCCGGTGCCAACAACCATCGTAATAACCCCGCTGGAGGTGCCCAAGTTAATAACCGTCAACATAAACGTGCTGTTGACTTTCATGTTGGTCATTACCGCGTCAATTGCCGCTGCGGTCGGCAATGTGTACGACGCCGCCGAAGTGGACGGATTGCCAACCAAAATGTCGTTGGTAATCTGCGTAACCGTCAAAGTTGCAGTTGCCGTTGCAGTTTGCGGTTCTGCTTGAACACCAATAGTAATCTCGTTTTGATTGCCATCAGTATCTTGATAGCCGCCACCGATTGAAGGAAGTGCCATGATTGTTTCTCCTAAAAATTAAGATGCCCCCGCGCTAGGCGGGGGCGTTTGTTGCGTTAACCCCAGAGGCGGCAGGCCATCGGCGCACGGATAACCGAGTAGCCATACAGCACATCAACACGGCAAGGCATACGGTCGTTGTTGATATCGTACTGACGCACGATACGCATCGAGATACCGTTATGCACTTGGCGTGAAGCCATGTCCACACCCTGCGGCAGCAGCAAGTCAGCCGTAGCCAGCGTGATGGCGTTCTTGTGGTAGATAAGATTCTGCGGGTAAACCGTAGAGGCCGAACCCAAGAACGTCAGCGCAGCCGAAGCCACCGGAAATGCATCAACCGTAGCCAAAGCGTTGCTGGACGTGTACATCGGCGGCTGGAACGCAATTGTCGCCGAGGTGCTGGTCAGAGTCTGGTCAGCGGTCACAACGAATTGCTGCAAGCTGCCGGTCGATTGGCGGGTTTGCGGGTTGACGCTGTAAACGCTGGCGATGGTAAACACGTCGCCTTGCTTCAGGCTCTTGGTGCCCGCGGTGTAGGTGATGTCCAGCGTGGTCGCACCTTGCGTCGACGGAACCGATGACGCGCAGATCGGCAGCAGCGGGAAGTTACCCGTGGTGTGATTGACAATCGACTGGCTCATGTTGACTTCATCAAAGCCCAACACGTTCTCGCTCATCATGCCAGATTTGAACTGGCTGGAGATTGCGCCGGTCGGGTTGAAAAAGCCTTTCATGCCGTCAACCAACGAAGCGTTAGCCGCGGGGTTCACAGTCGTGTAGCGCGGGGTAAGCGGGGTCGCGTATTCGTTCAGTTTTTGACCGCCTTGCAACAGCACCAGCGAAGTCGCCGGCGTGGTGCCCGGAGTGCCAACCGAGGAATAAATTGATTTGTAGGCGTTAGCCACGTCGTTGTCCACCGAAGCGGCCAATTGGCTAATACGCGGCTTCAGCACACGTTCCGCGAAATCGTCCAACTGCATGGTCAGCTCGGCAGAGGTAAAGTTAATGCCGATGTGCTTTTGGGTCGAAACGGTGAGTGTGGTGTATTGCTCGTTGTCGTCCTGAACTTGCAGGGCGGCGCCGTCGGTCACCAGAGCGCGATCCGGCAGACGAATCCGCAGGGTCGAACCAATCTTTGCACCTTCGACGGCAAAGCTGTCGTCGTATTCTTTGTTGACGTTGCGGGAAATTACCAGGCTGTTCTCGAGAATTTCGAGAGACTTCCGGGTAATCATGTCAATGGTAAGTAGGCTGTTAGCCATGAATGAAACTCCTTAAAGGTATTAACGGATTCTCTTGGCCTCCAGCTTTTTCATCTGCCGCAACCGTTCAGCTTCAATCCATTGACTTGTGCTCATTGCCTTTATTGAGCGCGGGTCGGTGGTATCAAAATTGGTTGATCCCCCGTTTCGGGGTGTGACAGGTGAAATCGGCGCTGGTGCTTTCGAGGTTTGTTTAGTAATCGGTTCAGAAGCTACTTTAGCTTCCAAACGTCCTATTTCTTTTGCTTGCAAAAACGGTGCTAGTCGGGCAATGCGGTCAGCTTCTTTCGGATTCGTGCCAAGATAATACGCAATATCAGGGCCGTTATCCGATGCCTGAATTGTCTGCGCCATCACGTCCGTAATTGGCAGTTTAGGGTTATACGCGACCTGTTCAAAGTCCTCGTATTTATCCCGCGCCGCTTCTTCTTTGTCGTGATAGTTGCCGAGCAATTCCTGCTGCTGTTTCGCAAACTCTTGTTGCTGAACAATCTGCTGCGCCTTGGAAGTCGTCAATGCTTCGACGTATTCGTCGGTCGTCGTAAACTGCTCTGGCTTCAACTGCTCTACAGGAACGGGCTTTGGTGCTTCGGCCTGTTTCTGTTCGCGTTCCCACTTGCGCTGTTCTCTTGCAAGCCGTTTGCCGATGGCCGCATCCAGTTCCTCTTGGGTAAATACCTTCGAAGTTTCCTTCTGCTCACCTTCGGGTGCTTCTACTGCTTCCGGCGCGTTAACTACGGGTTCAGGCGCAGCCGTTGCGACCTGTTCCGGCGCGGGCACTTCCGCTAATACTTCAGGTGCTTCACTCATTGTCGATTCCTTGGAATCCCTGGCGTACCGCGCCAGTGCGGTTTAATCTATGCGGTCAGGGCAGCGACCTTATCTTGGAAAGCCGTTACCCGAGCGTCTAAGGCTTTCTGCGCCGCGTTCAAGGTGGCGGCAGCAGCGTCCAGTTCTGTTTCGCGTTCCGTTACCGCCAGTTCGCGGACTTGCAAAGACTGATCCCTTGCGGCTTGGTCTTTGGCGGTTTTTTCGCTATCAGTATTAAACGCGTTTTCTTGGGCGCTCAATTCTTTTTCCCGAGCGTCAAGTGCCTTTTTTGCCGCTTTGGCCGCGTCAAGCGCCGTCTGCGCGTCGGCCAGCATCGCCGCCGCTTCAGCTTTGGCAGTCTCAAGCGCAGCGGCAGCCTGCTCTTTTAGCTTGTTGGCGTCCTCGACGGCGCTCATCGCACCTTGGCGTTTAGCCAGCTCGTCACGCACCGCAATCAATTGCAACAAGTCTTTAGGTAATTGTTTGGTGATGTAACTCACCATATCAACTGGTTGTTGAACATCGTTTGAGACATCCATGGCGGCCTCGTTAAGCGTAGTAGCTAATGTTAATTTTGGCGCTGGCGGTCTGTTCAATAAATTGAATTTTCGTCAGATCGCCGTCGTATTGCAGCGTAACGCCAACCGCCAAAGGCATCCCAACCGATGCCGTCGGTGCAACGCCGTCATCACGCCAGCGAACCGCTTGAGTTTCTGGTGTGATAATCGCAATAGCCGGTTTGCAACTAAGACCTTGAACGTCAATTATTGGCACCGTCAATCCGGTAGCCGCGCTCAACGATGTAATTTGTTGATACCCGAGCCGCGTAGTAATTGCTTTTAGGTTAAGCGACATTTAGAATCTTCCTGTAAAAGACCGTAGCCCTATTATTGACTCCCCTGCGGCGGTAGTCAAGGTGCCCGTGTATATCCCGCCGGGGCCGTAAACAACTCCAGCAAGCACATAAGCTGGGTTTGGGTAAGGACTAAAATGAAGCGCACTACCTGTAACAGTGGCACCAGAACCAACCAAGGCTCCTGTAGTAGGATGCACTCTAAAGCGTGTAGCCGTTCCGGTAACGGTTGCCCCTTGACCCACCAATGCGCCAGTGGTGGAGTGTGTCCTAAACCGTTTGGCTTCTCCTGATACGGTCGATCCTTGACCTGTTAGTGCGCCAGTGGTGGGATGTTCCTTAAAGCGTGTAGCTACCCCTGAAACAGTCGAACCCTGACCGGCTAGAGTGCCTGAAGTGGTGTGCAGAACCTTATGTTGAGCCGTTCCTGCAACCGTAGCCCCTGAACCTGTCAGTGCGCCTGTAGTAGCGTGTGTCCTAAACCGTTTGGCGTTGCCACTTACGGACGATCCCTGACCGGTCAAAGCACCGGTAGATAGATGGGTGACAAATCGTTTTGTTACCGGCGGGGTAAAGGTAATGCTGCCCGAACTCGTCCACTTGTATATCCAATATGTGCCGTCGTCCGTGACTATGGGAGAGCCGGTTGTTGCTGTAGCCAGCGCGTAAGTATTTGGATAGCGGATGATGACAACGCCGGTCGCACCGTTGCCACCAGAGCCGCCAATTGAAGAATCATTTGCCCCGCCGCCACCGCCGCTGCCGGTATTTGCTGTTGCGTTGCCACCTGTTTGAAAGTTTCCGGGTGTTGAAGCAAAACCGCCGTTACCGCCTCCTGCCGTTCCATTACCAGCACCAGTGCCTTCAAAGCACCCGCCACCCCCGCCGCCAGCATACGCAACGCTTGATCCGGTAATTGTTGACGTTGTTCCTGCGCCACCAGAACCACCTACGTTACCTATACCACCGTTTTGACCCGCCGCAGTTGACCCGCCTCCGCCGCCACCATAGCCGGTAAAATCACCAGAAAAGTAATTACCCCCCGCAAAACTATTTCCAGATGCACCGCCATTGCCGCTGCCATCACCGCCAGTTCCACCGGCTGCGGAAATTGAAGAAAATACCGATGCTGTGCCGTTACCGCCAACCCCAGTTGTTCCACCAGTGCCAGCAGACCCAATGGTTACGGTAAGCGGAATGCTTTGCGTAATTGCAAAACTTGACGCCGCTTTAACTTCACCGGCACCGCCCCCGCCACCAGCAAATGTACCTCCGCTAGTATCGTAATAACCTGCACCACCGCCACCACCGCCGATGACAAGGTAATCAACCGCAGTAGGCAGCGGTCTGTTGATCTGGGAGCCGGGGCCAGTTAATGCGCCGGTAGTGGTGTGGGATAGCCTTGCCTTAATCGGCAATACGGCTGGTTCTAAAGACTTTCCCGCAGGCGCAAGTATCGTGGTCTTACCACGAACGGTACTACCCTGTAGCGCACCTTTACGGGTAATCCTGAAGGGCATTTAGCCCTCCTTATTCACTTACGCAGCGGAGAAGTCCACCGTATGTAGTGGCAGTAGTAGCAGGTTTTGGCAGTTCGATGAACGACAAACACGCATCATCAAAAATTGCGGTCAGGTTCAGGCTGGTATATAGGCCGTCGTCCAGACAAGCCATGTTAGCGATAGGACACGCGTTAATGGCAATCGGATGCCCGATCACCCAATCAATTGTGCCGGTGGCTACAGCCGCACTGCTCTGCATGTTTGTCAGTGCTTTGATGCCAACGTCACCGGCAGCCAGCGGTGCAAACCAAGAAAGCTGACTTGCCGCCGTATCAATGCCTCCAACCGGACAGGCGGAAAGGCCGGTTAACACCGGCATGTTGGAAGATGCGCTTGCTTGGTCAAGATAGATCATACCCACGGGGCCAGCGCCACCTACAGCCCAGTTATGCGCGGTGGCAGCGAGAACCGTTGTTGGGTTTGCGGGAAAACAGAAGTTCCCGCCAATGTAGTCTTGGGCGCTACTGGTTCCACTCTGGTAACGTGTCGGAACACCAGTAACGGCGGTTGATGTTGCTGTAGTCAACGCAGCGCCACAGGCAACAGCAAAGATGCGGTCGTAAAGCAAAAGTGAGTTGTTGATGACGCTTGCACCCAAAGTCCAGTTTAAGTAATGGCCTGTGTTTGCGGTACCGAGGTTACGAAATCCTAAAGCACCCGTTGTTGCAGAAGTTGGGGCTGTTCCACCTGGGGCAGCAGCACCAGCAGCACCCGCAGAAGGTTGACCTACCCGAGTCCACAAATCCATCGAATTGCCAATGGCTGAAGCAGCAACGCCGGTCTTGGCGAAGTTCATCGCCTGACCTTTACCGCTTGTATACGCAGCAATCACCGCATCAATGCTGGCAAACGCACCAACAGAATACAGTGTTTTGTTTTCGGCGCGGATCATGTCCATCAACATGCCGAGCGCTTTATTTTGCTTGGCTTTTGCTGCGGCTTTTGCCAGCAGCTTTTTCATTACCACCCGCGCAGAATCTTCCTTCGTCATGTATGCGCCGACAGCAATCTCACCTGCAAAGTCTCCACCTGGCATCGCATAGACGTTACCCGGCACCCCATGCAACGGGATTGGGTAGTAGAAGTCCTTTGTCTGATCAGAAATGCGTTGAACCTGTTCAGCGCCCAGCCAACGCGTCAGCTTGTCAGAGTGAGTTGATTTACCGCGATTCAGCTTGTGCATGGGCCTGTCCATTGATCTGGGTTTGGAGGTGTTGACCAAGTGCCATTTAAATTATCAACAGCACTCGGCGTTCCTACATTTGGCAAATTAAACTGCAATATCTGATTGCAAATACTGCATTGAAAAACAGCGTTCTCGTTCGCCGCCTCAACAAACAAAAAGTCGTGCATTACGCACTTAAAGCCGTATACGTCAACGATGAGCAGCTCACCGTATCGCCAGATGCGACCGTCAAACCGCCTGTCATATTGATATCTGAGCCAGAGGCGGCTACGGCGCACTGGATAACAACCGTACCTCCAGAGGTCTGAAGCGTAGCAAATGCCACAGCAGAAGCATTACCCGCTGCGTTAGTATCTGACGTAATTGCGTTCGCCGTTGCCGTTCCACTTGACGATGCGCCAAACGCCGTTGCGCTAAGAGGTAATGTAGCAGCAGCAGCGCTTGGGCTGGCTACAGTGCTGCCGGTAATCCGAAACACCAGATTGCCCGATGCGCCGATCAGCGTAGTTACAGCATCAGTTGCCGCGTTCCGCGCTGCCGTTGAGTGTGTTACTGCCATTTTGTAGCTCCTTTAACTTTTCTTGATCCAAGAATCCGGTGAGTTTGAATTCTTCGACTTTGCCTGTTTCTTTGCGTGTGATCTGAATCGTCATCTGCACTTCGCCGATTTGACCGGTTAACGCGCTCATGCCAAAAACCGCAGTTTGTAGAGCGTGGTCAGATACAACTCGACAATGTTGTCGATGAGCTGCTGCAACGAGGTGTCCGATTTGTCCACAACGTCATACCGGCAGGCTTCAATCTCTTTCAATTGATCTTCCAAAAACTCAATAATGTTGGCCGTTTTCTTAGCCGACATGAGAGAAATCGGGCCGATTAGACCATGCCGACCTTGATACGCTTCCGCAAACGCGTCAGCAAGGTCAATGATGCTGTCGTAAAAGGTGTTCAGGGCCATGTGCTTGGAAAAGCTGCGGGTATTCAAGTGGACGCTGTGCGCCACATCCCGAGCCAAAAACAGCACCCCTACAAAATCGGCGCACTTCATTGCGGAACTCCCATCGGTGGCATTTGAGGCGGCATACCTTGCGGCGGCATCATCTGTTCCATACCCTCTTGCGGCATCTCGGGCATACTCGGCATGTCTTGGTCACGTCCTGGCATCTCGCTCACCAGATCGCCCGAGGTAATCATGCCGTGGACGGTGCCCATCACAATATCTTGAATCTGTTCAGGGGACATTCCGGCCTGCACCGCGCTAATGCGTTTGGTTTCCGCATCGTAGGCTTTTACATCTGCCTCAAACTCTTTGACCTTCAGCGTCTGCGCTTCCATCGACTGGCTGACGTTTTGCAGCATCTGGTGCATCTGCTGCATTTCTTGACTCATTGCCTGCATCTGCTGTTGTGCTTGGGCAAGTTCTGGCGAGGCATCTGAGTCATCCATCAGTTTCGGATCAATGGTCTTGGCAAACCGTTTGCTCATCTCTTGAGCGCCAGGCCAGTCCATGTTTTTGATAAACAGATCCCCAGCCACCGCCCACAGGTTTGGATTGCCTTGCAAGAGGCGAGACATGGCATCAAAAGATTCCTGCCGTTTGGTCATGTAACTCGGACCAGTGGTTACTGCAACGTCGTATTTCCCAACATTAGGGTTGTAGATTTTCTTGATGGTCGCGCCGGTTTGCTGGTCCACAATCTTACGCACTGGCTCTGGCTGATTCGGATCAATCATCGCCTGGTCAGTTTCGCCATCAATACCAATAATCCGCGCAATCCGTTGCGTGTCGTAGATCTTCGGGATCATGTCCACGAGCTGCCGCGTCGCGTAGCGAATGGCGCGGGCAAGGTTGTCGATAAAATGGTAGGTGCCGGTGTCGCCCTGTTTCTCTCGAGCCAGGATAGCGCGGCCAGAGACTTCGTTGCTCTGCGATCCGAGACTGGCATCGTATTGCCCGGTTGTGCCTTTAATGTCATCCGCGGCGCCCATCTTGGCCTGCAACAAACCACTTTGAACTAACGGAGGCGGTGCGCGCGACGGCAACGGAAGAACGCTACCATTGCCATCGGTCACGTCAGGATTGACCTCCAGATACGGCCAGTTGTTGATGTTGGCCGTTTTCCATTGAGTCTCGTAGCCCTCAAACTGCCCGCCGTAGCCAATAAACGGTGCCTTGGGTGCCAACGCCAGCATCTCGGCCTCTTGGCTCACCCAGTAGTTATACATGCGCTGGGCGTCTTTGGCGTTCCGCACCAATCCGCTGACATACATGCGGCCGTCAATCTCAAATTCGTTGCCAATGACGCGGATAACGGGGATATATTTACCCGCCCAATCGCGTTCTTCTAGCACCTCAAAACCGTTGGTCTTGCACCATTTGACGGTTTTAACGTCCACTTCACGGGTTTTTGTTGCGGTCAAACCCATCATTTCAATCTGTTTGGCTTCGGGTGATCCCGCCATTGCGGTCATTCCACCCGGGTATTGATTGAGTTTCTTCGACTCGTGCTTGATGTAGAAATACTCGGCAATCCGCACCGTGTCCTGGTTAATCCATTCGTTCAATTGCCCGTCGCCCACGCCGTAAGCCAGGCTTGAGAGCGTAGCCGCGTCGGGGAACTGCCGTTCGTATTCTTCTTTGGTAATTTCTTGGTTAATGAAACACCACTCAGCATCCGAACCGCAGGGATCTTGAATCGTCGGGTCCATGTAGACGCTAAATGAATCCCGAATGCGCCCGATCCGCAGATCCTGCTCAAAGCTGTTGTCGTCGCAGTATTCGGTCAGGATGCGGAAATACCCCTCGCCAAACGTCACCTGGTTGTCGCACGCGGTGTCGTAGGCTACGTCGGCGTCCGAGATATACTCGATGTGCCGCACGATGCCGTTAAATATCTCGGCCACTTCTACGTCGGCTTTGTCGTCCGCCGGTATGACCTTGCCGCTCGGCCTGTTCTGGCGCTGGTCGTTGGTGACTTGCAGGACATGCTGCGGCAGCTTGTTGATGGTCAGGCAAGGTCTGGCGTTGATCGTTTGGCCTTGCACCGAACCGCGGGTCGCCAGCACATCAGCGGGCCACTGCCACTGGTTGTCCGGTGATGCAGCACGAAAGCGCAGGTCGTCCAGCTCATCCTCACGGGAATCCGAATACGCGGCGATTGCCATCGTCAGGCGCGTCCGCATGGTCGCCAGCATCTCGCCGTTGTCCCGGTCAGACTTGGTGCCGCCTGACGAGACTGCGCCCGCTTCGTTGATGCCCGTGTCTTGATAGGCCACTACTTGCCTTTCTTTTTGCCCGCAGCTTCGCGTTTGACCGAATAGGCGATGGCAACCGCCTGTTTCACGGGCTTACCGGCCTTTACTTCCGCCTTAATGTTCTGGCGGAAGGCAGCTTTGCTTGGCGATTTAACCAGCGGCATATTAGCTGGCCAGCAACGGCACTGAATACCAAGTCGTCGAGTCGTAAGCCACCAGCAGAGTGCTGGTCAAACTTGCCAGCACGTAGTTTGAATCAACGGCAATGGCGTTGATCGCGTCGCCCGATGCGGGCCAAACTTTCAGCACGGCAGCGGCGTTGTTTTTAATGACGCAGGTCAAGCCAGCCGCAGCGGCGGGCAGCAAAATGCCTTTGGTTGCGTCCGCCGCGCTCACCAGCGTAAAGCCGGTGGCAATAGCCGCCGCCGTTGCTTGGTTGGTTCCCGCAGCTGCAACCGTCGCACTGGGCATGATGAACCCCGCGCTTGATGTGACGGTCGTGCCGGACAACGCGCCGGTAGTGGTGATAGCACCGGTAGCCGCAACGGTCGTGAACGAACCCGCCGCTTTGGTGGTGCCGCCAATGACGGTGTTGTCGATTGTACCGCCGTTGATGACTTGATCGGTGTATGCAATACCGATTGAATTTTGATTTGGCATTTTAAGAACCCATCCATGAGTTGACTACGAAGATTAAGCGCCCATCCAACTGGTTGCGCCCAAGTTTACATTTTGGTGCGGCATCACATGCTTGCGTTGCGCTTTGGCATCGGTCTTGATGATGCCGGGGAATAATTTGGTCATCGCCCAGACAAAAGCATCAGCCCGGTTGGGTGAGCGTTCGCCCATGTAACCGTTGGTCGTCATTGAGCACAGCTCGTCCTCCAGCTCGGGAAACGTGCCTCCGAACCGGATCTTGCCCTGTTCTGTCAGTGCGGAAACGGGTTCTGCTCTCACCGCTTTCCCTCTCGATGCGTTGATTAACTCGCATTTTAGGTGTGGATTGGCACTTTTTATCACATGCCGGACCATTTCACCACCATAATTTTTTTCAGCCACCACCAAATCGGCGGCGTGGCGATCGTAAGCAGTCGCCACGACATTAGCCCAAACGCTCGGACCGGCCTTCATCGTGCAGTCCTCGAGCACGTAAGCTCGGCCGTCAATGCCCAGGCCAGCCACCACAATCCCAATCTCGTCGTTCCCCGCGTTATCGGTGTCGCCGCTACCAGAAGGATCGACAGACACAACCACCCGCAGCATGTCCGGCAGATTGGTTGTTTCCCTGTAGGTGTCGATCATCTCAATGTTCCAGAGCGCACCTGCGGCCACGTCTGCAAACTTGCCCTCAAGAAACCGTTGCCGCATCCTGGCTGGCAGGTTCTCCAGTTCCTTGATGTAGTCTGGCGGCAGGTTCTCCAGATTGTCGCGGGGGTTGATGGTCATCATGCTGAAGTTGACCAGATCGGCCAATGCTTTGCCCGATTCCGGCTCAATCTTTTTGACGAACATTTTATACGTCCAGTGCGCCATGCTCGGAGGATTGCAGTCGTAAAACGCCTTCAGGCGCATCTGCCGCTGTTGGCCGCCTATCGTTGCGGTGCAGTTCTGTGCGAGTCGTGTAACCGCCATGTTGCGAGCAGAGAGTGGTATCTGTGAGCATTCGTTGAAGAATATCGTGGCGTATTCCTGACCCAGAATCTTTTCTGTCCGGTCCTTGTCGTCCAGCCCGCCAAACCAGATTTGGGAGCCGTTCGGCAAGGTCGCATACCAATCGGTCTTGTCCAGAGTGTAAGTGAGCTGCGGAAAGCACAGGCTCATGACCTTGGGAAAGGTGTCAAGAATAACCGACGATTTCACGTGGTTGAACCGGAACCGCAGGACAACGTGCCGAGACTTAGGCGCCAGAGTTGCCCGGATGATTAGTGCTCGCAGTGCCACAAACGTCTTGCCCGACCTTGATCCGCCGACCAGCATCACATGCTTGGCATCGCCGGTCATCAGCCCAGTTGCTCTGCTTTGGGCTGCTGTAGGACTAAACAAGGTCGGCGTCCTGGTTGCTGATGTGAATTGAAATGTCTCCACCGTCCTTGCCGGTGAGCTCTTGCTTGACGGTTTCGGACCAGCGCATCTGCGCTTTAGTCCACCAGATCATTGCCGTGGTGTCTCCGGCCTGCGCCTTGTTAAACAGCGTTCCGGCCACTTTTGCCGACGCTTCTGCCTTGCCGATTGACAATTCAAAGGCGTAATGCTTTCGCAGCGTCACATCGCTGATGCTGATTAGCGCCCCAATTTGCTCATGCGGTAGTCCAAGACCAGACATTTCGCGCACTTGTTGGCGCGTTTCTTTAGTCGGTTTGTGTGAAATGTTGGGCATATTCTTTTATTGGGGCAAGTTTCAACGCTTATTCCGTTTTGAGATCGCCGCGGCCTTTGACTTAGCATCAGCCTTAGAACTGGCTCCCCACGCCTTTAAAGACAGCGCCAACCGCGTCGGTTCCCCGTTAGGTTTTGCCATTGGTCCCGGCATGTTGCCCATTCTAGCCAGAAAAGACGCTCGGCGGGGATTGTCGTCAGACTTGACCGGCGCCTTCAGGGTTCCACCGGTTTCGGCCTTGTAACTGGCTCTGCCTTTGGCGTTCAGGCCACCAGCAGGGTTTTTGCCTTCTTTGCGGGTCCAGGCTGCGGTCATTATTCTCGTCCTATGATGTTCATGTGTTTGGGGTCGAAAACGACGAAGTTGCTGGTGCCTGCACCGCCAGCGCGTGAGCCTTGATCTAGGTAGCGGATGCCGGGTATGCCTGCCTCGCGCAACCGGACCGAGGCTGCGGATTGCCCATATAGCCCATCTAGAGCCTTTTCCCCGCCCTGCGGTCCAAACGCTTTGTGTATCCATTCACCTGTCGGGTCTTGTGGCGTGGACCCGCCCAT